CCAATGCTGGTGGCAGACATAAACGTTTCGACGTACTACACACAAACAACATAGGGGACAAAATGCCAACGACAATCATAACTGGTCGCGATTTAGTCGTGACCATTGCAACCGTTAACTACGACGCGCAGGCGACCAGCGCAACACTTGCGAATTCACCAACCGTCGAGACTTACCAGACACTTGACGGCAAGGCTTACAAGCACATTGACGACCAGTGGACTTTCGATCTTTCAATGCTTGCAGACTGGGGCGCTTCAGGTTCATTGTGCGAAGCACTATGGACTGCATGCGAATCAGCACCAAACACAACATTGGCAGTTTCAATGACTGCGGTGACTGGTGCAGTGTTTGCATTCAACGTCATGCCAGTATTTCCAGCAGTCGGCGGGTCAGCACCTGACGCACAGACAGTTGACCTATCATTCATTGTGGTAGGAACACCTACTGAAACATTCAGTTAAAAACTACTAATCGGGAGACAAAATGAAGTTACCAATAACAATTGAATACAATAACGGCGACCAAATCACCTACACGGCGGCACCGCCTGAATGGGTGAAGTGGGAGAAGCAAACGGGTCACACCATTGCCCAGGCGCAGGAAAAGATCGGAATTTCCGACCTTGTCTTTCTTGCGTATCACGCCATGAAGCGAGAAGCAGCTGGTAAGCCAGTCAAGCCAATCGAAGCATGGACGGAAACCATTTCCGAAGTGATCGTCGGTGAAGCAAACCCAAAAGCCACCCAGTCGGAAGCCTAAGTCGAATCGTGTGGGAGATAGCCCTGGCAACGGGGCTATCGCCTAGCGAATTTGAAAGTGCCGAAGACGTTTTGACGATTATCGAAATTTTGGAAAGGCGAGCAAATGGCGACTGACGCGATTAGTTATGACAAAGCCGAATTGCGTGCCATTTTGCGATCGTTCAAAGCAATGGACGAAGAAGCAACGCAACAAGCAAAACAAGCGACAAGCGAATTGGCTGAATACGTTCGCGGCAAAATCGTTGACGCGGCTGGTCGAACAAATAATCGACTAGACGACCGCGTTGCTGCTGGTGCAAAGGTTTCAAAGTCGTCAAAGATCGGCGAAATTTCATTCGGTTTTGCTGCACAAAAGGTAAGCGGCGGCGGCACAACGCAACAACTTTGGGGCGGTGCTGAATTTGGTTCAAACACCAAAAAGCAATTTCCCGTGTGGTCAGGTCGTGAAGGTCGAGGGTCACGCGGCTGGTTTATCTATCCAACACTTCGAAGCGCACAACCTGAGATCATCAAAAAATGGGAAGAATCATTTTCCAAAATAGTTAGGAAATACGACTAATGGCTGGCAGTCGCACCCTTAAACTTTCCATTCTCGGCGACGTTGACAACCTTAACAAATCGCTGAAAACCGCTTCAGGCGACGTTGATTCATTTGGCGACAAGGTTGGCAAGGCAGGCGTTGCGATCGGCAAGGCGTTTGCCGCCGCCGCCGCCGCAGCTGGTGCTGCTGCAATTGCAATTGGTATCGAAGGCGTAAAGGCTGCCATTGCCGACGAAAAGGCGCAGACACAATTGGCACTTGCGTTGGAAAACGCGACGGGTGCAACACAGGCACAAATCAAGGCAACGGAAGATTCAATTCTTCAAATGTCATTGGCAACGGGTGTTGCTGACGACGAACTGCGCCCGGCACTTGGTCGTTTGGTTAGATCGACGGGCGACATTACAAAGGCGCAAGATTTACTTTCAACCGCCCTAGACATTAGCGCGGCAACAGGCAAGCCAGTCGAAGCAATTGCGAATTCACTTGCGAAGGCTTATGACGGCAACACCGCCGCCCTGGGTAAATTGGGCGTTGGGTTATCTACTGCCGAATTGAAAACAATGTCATTTGAGCAGGTTCAGGGTCGTTTGACTGAATTGTTTGGTGGCGCAGCAGCAAGAAATGCTGACACATACGCGGGACAGATCGCACGCGTTCAGGTTGCTTTCGACGAAGCGAAAGAGACATTGGGCACGGCATTGTTGCCAATCCTGGACAAACTATTGAAATTCATCAATGAAAACGCATTGCCAGCAATCCAGGCATTTTCAGCAGCGTTCAGCCTGACCGAAGGCGACGGGTTTGGCAAGGTAATCACCGACGTTGGCATGACCTTGAAAAAAACATTTACGCCAATCATTGAAGGCGTAAAGTCGGTATTCGATAGCGTCAAGACTGCCGTCATGAATAGCAAGGACGAATTCAAAGCATTTTGGGACGTGGTCAAATTCATTGCGCCGTTGGTTGGCAAGGCAATTGGCGATTCATTGAAAGTCGTTGGTGACATTGCCGAATTGGTTATCACGATCATTGCCAAAGTTTTGGGCGCGATTAAACCATTGCTGAACACTGCCATTGACGGTATCAATTTGATTATCAAGGGTTACAACGCAGTGCAATGGGGCAAGGACGTTCCAAGCATTCCAAAGATTGGTGGCGGTTCAGGTTCTACGGCGACGGGCGCATTGGGCAATTTTTCAATGTCGACTGGCACAACCATGACAACGACTGGAATCACAACCGTGCCAAGCGGTGTGGCAACTGGTGGCACAACGTCAGGCACGACGACTTCGACAGGTATTGCGACCGCAGCCAGGGTTGCAGCAGCTGCTTCAAACAACATTGTTTCAGGTTCATTTGACCCAGGTCGTTTCAGAATGGCTGAAAATGCTGGCATGGGCACAACAATCAATTTGACCGTCACTGGTGCATTTGACCGTGAAGGCACTGCACGCACAATCGTCGAAACATTAAATGATTCGTTTTACCGTGGCACAGGCGGTGCGGGAAGCCTACAAATAGCATGACGCAATGGTCGCCAGTCTGGAAAGTCACAATTGACGGCACGGAATACACAAACGCCGTTTTGGCTAATTTGGTTATTCGTAGCGGTCGGACAAACATCTATGAACAGGCACAAGCGGGTTACGTTAATCTTCAATTGATTGACGTAAATCAAACGGCAATCCCAGTCACTATCAATTCGACAATTTCGGTTCAGGTTAAAAACACGGCAAACACATTTGTTTCAATTTTCGGTGGCAATGTTGTGGACATTGGATTGGAAGTACGGGACGTGGGTTCGACCATGTTCACGCAGACTTATTCGATCACGGCATTGGGTGCATTGGCGCGTTTGCCAAAAGCATTGACCAATGGAGTGCTTTCGAAAAAATTTGACGGCGATCAGATTTACGACATTTTAAGCGAAGTTTTATTCAATACTTGGGCGCAGGTTGCGCCGTCAGTTACTTGGGCAACTTACACCCCAGCGGCAACAACATGGGCGACCGCCGAAAACAATGGTTTAGGTGAGATCGATCGTCCAGGCAATTATGAATTGGCAGCGCGGTCAAGCGAGCGCACCGACGTTTATTCATTGGTTTCAGCGTTGGCGACTTCAGGTTTAGGTTATTTGTACGAATCCCCAACTGGGGCGATTGGGTATGCGGACAGTACCCACCGCACCCAATACCTAGCAGCAAACGGTTATGTTGATCTTGACGCAACCCATGCCCGCGCCGCCGGGCTTCGGATTCAAACCCGCGCAGGCGACGTTCGAAACAACATAACAATCAAATACGGCGCAACCAGCAGCAGCGAACGATCTGCCAGTGACGCGGCTTCAATTGCCCAATACGGCACATTGGCTCAGATCATTGAGACAACGTTACACAATTCAGCTGACGCAACTAGCCAGGCAAATTTCTATTTGTCACTTCGTGCCCAACCACAACCAATTTTTAGCGAAATTTCATTTGACCTGACAAATCCTGAAATTGACAATTCAGATCGTGACAACCTAATCAGTGTTTTTATGGGCGAAGCCATTGCCCTAACTAATCTACCGTTGAACATGGCTTCAGGTACGTTCCAGGGCTTCGTCGAAGGCTGGTCGTTTCAAGCCGCCTATAATCGTTTGAGCGTTACATTGTTATTGTCCCCATTGGCTTATTCATTGCAGGCAATGCGCTGGAACGACGTACCGATAACCGAAACGTGGGCGAGCGTGTCGCCAACATTACAATGGCAGTATGCAACAATTGTTGCCTGATAAGGAGAAAACATGACAAACCCAACAAGCAACTTCGGGTGGCAAATGCCGACGGCAAGCGATCTTGTCACGGATTTACCAGCGGACTTTGAAGTTTTTGGTCAGGCAGTCGATACGTCATTGGCTGACTTAAAAGGCGGCACGACTGGTCAGGTTTTGGCTAAGGCTTCAAATACAAACATGGACTTCACATGGATAGCACAAGACGACATGAGTTTGGCAATTAATGCTCAAACTGGAACGTCATACACCGCAGTCCTAAGCGACGCGACAAATACATTGGTAACAATGGATAACGCTTCGGCAAATACCTTTTACATTCCGACCGACGCAAGCGTTGCTTTTGACGTTGGAACAGTTTTGAACATTTACATGAAGGGCGCGGGAATTACAACAATTACTGCGACAACACCAGGAACAACAACAGTGGTTTCGTCTGGAACAACAATTGGTTCGCCAGTTTTGTCACGTTACAAGACTGCAAGCGCAATCAAATTAGCTGCAAATTCTTGGACAGTCATTGGTGGCATTCTTTAATGCGTAACCCAATTCTAGGAATAACCGATTCGGGTAAAGCAGTCCCAACCGTAACAGGTGGCACGCTTTACACTTCGGGCGGGTACAACTATCGCGTATTTACTTCAAGCGGCACATTAGGCGTTTCAGGTGGGACGATCACGGCTGACATTCTTGTTGTTGCAGGCGGTGGCGGTGCTGGTTGCGACATTGGCGGCGGTGCGGGTGCAGGTGGAATCTTAGGTTTTGCAAGCCAATCATTGTCAGCAAATCAAACCGTCACAATTGGTGCAGGCGGTGCGGGAACAAGCACTGCGGGAAACGCTGGTTCACCAGGTAACGATTCAGTGTTTGGTTCATTAACTACCGCCGTTGGTGGCGGTCGTGGTGCTGGTTACAACACAGGACAAACAACAGGTGGTTCAGGTGGTTCGGGTGGTGGCGGTGCTGTCGGTGGAAGCAATTTCCCAGGCGGTGCGGCAACATCTGGACAAGGCTTTGCGGGCGGTTCGGGCGCAGGAAACTCATCAGGCGGTGGTGGTGGTTATGGGGGTGTTGGTGCAAATGGAAGCGTCACATCAAATTTCCCAGGTGCTAATGGTGGAACGGGTAGCGATTTTGTAACAAATCTCAATAGCGTTGCCACTTGGTTATCGGTCACGGGCATTGGTTCAGGCGGTTACATTGGCGGTGGTGGCGGTTCAGGAACAGGTGGTTCAACCGCAGTCGGTGGAACGGGTGGCGTTGGCGGCGGTGGTAACGGTGGCAATGCAGTTTCAGGCGCGCCAGGAAACCCAGGAACGGCAGGCGTTGCGAATACAGGCGGCGGTGGTGGTGGTGGCGGTAATTACGGCGGCACAGGTATGGCAGGCGGTTCAGGCGTAGTAATTGTGAGGTATCCAGTATGAGCCATTGGGCAGAATTAGACGAAAACAACATTGTTATTCGCGTGCTTGTCGGAGACAACAATTTGCCCGACGAAGGTGAAACATTTGTCACTTCTTTGGGTGGCACTTGGATTCAAACTTCATACAATGGAAACATTAGAAAAAATTTTGCTGGAATTGGAATGTCTTACGACATGACATTGGACGCATTTATCCCAATTAAATGCCACGACGAAGCAACATTGAACGAAACAACCGCGCAATGGGTTTGCGAGAATGAGGAACACAATGTCAATTTATCCTGACGGTACAAATGCACGGTTGATCGAAGTCGCAGCAGCTGAAGTCGGCACAATTGAAGAAGGCGACAACCTGACAAAGTACGGCAAATTTACAAAGGCAGACGGTTTGCCGTGGTGCGGTTCATTTGTCAATTGGTGTGCAGCACAGGCAGGTGTGAAGATTCATTCCGTTGTCAGCACCGCAATCGGCGCACATAAATTTAAGGAAATTCAACGCTGGTCAGGCATGCCACAACTAGGTTATTTGGCTTTCATGGATTTTCCACATGACGGCGTTGATCGAATCAGCCACATTGGAATTGTGGTCGGCTTGATCGACACAAAGACATGTTTGACGATCGAAGGCAACACCAGCGGGACAGGCGACCAGCGCAATGGCGGCATGGTAATGGTGAAGGTTCGGTCATACGGTGAAGGCAAGGAAATCGTCGGTTTTGGTATTCCAAAATTTGTGCCGTACAAGGGAGAATTTCCAAAGGTTGAAATGCCAAAGTTAGCAACGAAGCCAACAAAGGAGAAAAAATGGAACAAGCCAAAGCCCTAGCAGCGTCGTGGGCGCGTTCATTCATGGCGGCAGCACTTGCCCTATACATGGCGGGCGTGACAGACCCTAAGACCCTTGCAATGGCAGGTGCAGCAGCAGTCGCACCAGTCATTTTGCGTTGGTTAAATCCAAACGACAAAGCCTTCGGTTCTACGGGGAAGTGAACCGCAGATTCGCAGCGGCATGGTTGGCTTGGGCACTTGCGCTAACCATGTCCGCTTGCGGGTATCAGGGGTGGACACGCTATGAATGCCAAGAATTCGACAACTGGGGGAAAGCGCATTGCCAAAAACCGCAATGTCTCCCGACTGGAACATGCACTGACGACCTACTTGGAATTGAATCGGAACAAACCCGCACGCCGTAAATCACCCGAAGAAGTCCACGCGCAGCTGATCTTGATAATTGGTTCAACCCTTGCAGCCGTGTTTTTGGTTGTAACGGTTGGCATTACTTACGCACTCATTTTCGTCACGCAACCAGTCAGCGCGCAAGCACCTAATGACGCAGCATTTATCGATCTACTCAAAACCCTGGCAATTTTTCTGACTGGTTCATTGGGCGGTGTGCTTGCTGGCAACGGACTGAAATCAAAGCCAAAGCCTGGAGACACGCCGACAAACACGCAAGGTTCTTGACCGCGCGCCAATCATGCGTCACCCTGAGTTCAGGTGGTAGCCCTACCGCCAAGAATCGGGAGAATTCAAAATGGTACTTGATCTATTAGACCCGCAAACGCTGGGTCGTTTATCGCTTGTCATCATTCTTATGGTGATTTCAGCCGCTGCGGGATACGCAAAAGGCTTCAAAGAAGGCAAGCGTGAAGGCATGGCACGAC